CTAACATCTGTTACGCATACGCCGTAGAATGGTTCCAATTATTTGGGCTGTGTATTCCATATCTTCACTAGTATTACCCAAACCAAAGCTAAAACGAATCGCTGAATACAAAACATTTTGAGGAAGTTTCATGGCTTGGAGCACATGTGAAATCTCTAAAGATCCTGAAGTACACGCTGAGCCGCTGGCCGCTGCAATGCCTTCCATATCCAGATTCATTAACAGTGTCTCAGTGTCGGTCTGCGGGAAACTTATGTTTAGAATATGAGGTAGAAATTCAGTGGGATGTCCATTCACAATAAACGAGTCTGATCCAATTTCTTTCTCTAACGCTTTCAGCAGTGTATTACGCAGCATCAGATCCTCTTCCCTGCGTTCCGTTAGATGCTGCTCTGCTAGCTCTATTGCCTTGCTAAAACCAGCGATACCAGCCATGTTCTCAGTACCTGCGCGGCGCTTCTTCTCTTGCAATCCTCCAAATAGACGTGAGTCTAAATGCAGACCACGGCGCACGTATAACGCTCCTACACCCTGAGGTCCATTAATTTTGTGACCCGAAAAACTCATTAAATCGACCGGAAGTGAGTGACAAGAAATCGAAAAATTACCCAGGGCTTGAACCGCATCAACGTGGAAAATAATATCTTGGCTTCGCGCAAGTTGACCGATTTCTTCAATCGGTTGAATCGTACCTACTTCATTGTTACCATACATAATGCTGATCAATATCGTTTCATCCGTTATGGCTTTTTCAATGGCATTCAATTGAACTAGTCCTGTGTGGTCGACCGGAACATAAGTCACATGATACCCCTGTTTCTCAAGTTCGCTACATGCATGGAGAACTGCATGATGTTCAATCGCAGAGGTAATGATGTGTTTTCCTCGGTCAGCTCTTGCCGACGCAATGCCAAAGATCGCGAGATTATCGCTTTCTGTTCCCCCCGCTGTCATGACCAGTTCATCAGGAAAACACCCAAGTGTCTCAGCCATCTGATCTCTGGCTCCATTCACCGTCCGTTTAGCCGTCCTACCAAAAGAATGCACACTCGAAGCATTACCGTAATGATTCGTCATCACATTCATGATCTCTTGGGCGACCTCAGGATGAACGGGAGTAGAAGCCGCATGATCCAGGTATATTGATTTCATGGTTGCACCTCTCTTAGATGTAGAACATCTGGTATTAACTTTCTCGTGTATTCGAATACATTCATATTCTCTTTATTATTAGGATTTCCGATTGATAAATGATCTAGAAGTAACGTTCATGATCGTACTCATTCGCAGGAAATGTGATTTTTTGTGTGATTTTTTTTCATAACAAAGAGTATCATTTCATTATTATATTGCTTTATGACTTTCCAGACAAATCTATTAATTTAGTAGTTATAATTTTCTGAGTTTGTTACACTATTTCTATAATTTACCTACAGGGGGAAATAATATACCATGAAATTATTTAATACTATATTTGCTTTAAGCGTAACACTTGCGCTTATAAGTGGATGTACAAGCGATCCTAAAAATACCACAAATGAGAATGCCCAGCCACAAAAAAAAATTGAAAAGACTGAAGCTGCCCAGCCTGATTGGAAATCATCCATAAAAGATATAGCTAAGTCAGCACAATCTAAAACAGAAAAAGCAGATGCAGTGGAACTACTTGCAAAAAAATTCAATCCTAGTGCAGATCAGTTAAAACAATTTCAGACTCATATTATAGAGGATTTCCAATCAAGAAAATATTTAAAAGATGCTAACAATTCAGAATATATGTTAAGCAACCTTTTTCAGTCGGTTGTAGTTGAACATCAAGCCGATGAATCTCAAGCCATGAAGAAGTATGCTTACGATTTTTATCAGAATACGAAATATGTTTATAGAGGTGCTGAAACAGCAACTAGTGATAGTGTTAAGTCAAATGAGAAACAGATGACAAAGGCTTTAAATGGTAACTAGATAAATGTAAGATTATTTTTTATTATTTTATCATTAAGGTGATGAATTTCATGAAGTTCGGTATGCGTAAACCCAGTATCAAAAAACGTATAGCAGCTCGCACAAGCATAAAGCGTCAGATCGTACATAGAGCTGGAATAAAGATGCCTAAGGGTTACGGTTGGCTTAGGACCCCAAAGAGAGCAGCATACAATAAGGTATACAATAAGACTTCATTTGATATATTCAAACTTATCAAGAAGCTTCTTAAATAACAAAAAGACCACGTTAGCACCTACTGGCGTGGTCTTTTTAACACTTATGTATAAGCAGATAGAATATCACTAAATTTTATCCAACTAAAATCATCATCATAACTTAGTTTGATTTCTTTTAGGTGGGTATTTACTGTTGTTACAACACCACTTAATTGTTTGTCTTCAAAAGGATCAAATATTATTAGGGTAACTCTAACACGCTCGCGGAATGACGATCCTAGTGCCTCCTCAACCAGTTGCCATTGTTGTTCATCAATAATAGGTTTAACTCTACTGTCTTTATTTTGCATTTGTTTTACATACGCCTCTCGATGCTCTGGTATGCATAAATGGAGGATAAACAATGAATGAAGAATTACATATTGCAGCTACATACCAACAGAGAGTTATTCTAAAGCTTCATGATGGCGAGGAAATAACAGGCAAGGCACAGGTATCTACTGATCCTTTACGCATTAAATTAAAGGTCTCAGAGGGCTATGTATGGGTACCGATTGAGGATATTGAGGAAGTGAACCGATTAGTTCAATTACACTAATAGGTCAAATATAACTTGGCTCACCTTATTAAAAGGTTTTTAGGGTTTATATGCGCTAAAATCAGGACGATTTAAAATCGTTTTGATTTTTTTGTGTTGTCTTTATCCTTCACCATACAAAAAATGGCGCATAGTAAATCACCAATATTCTATTTTTATTAAAAATATGAATATTATATTAAACTTTCCATTATTTATGTTGTTTGTAATTATGAAGAATAAATTCACTTGAAAAATAAAATCAAGTTAATTGTATTCTATCTTAGTGTTAATGAAAGCGAGGAAATTTACTATTATGAAAAAATTATTCATTGCTATGTTTACTCTTACGATGGTGTTATCTATGTCTTTGACTGTTTTTGCCCAAGACTCTGTGACCAATCAGGTTAGTGGACAATCTTACAATTTTATTGATAATACTCCGGCTGTTGAATTAGTTGTAGGTGAAAGTATTTCTATACCATTGAAATCTATTAAACCTCAAGGTTCTATACAACCTTTACAAGATTTTGAGGGTGATGGAGGTATACTTACATTAACAGCTACAACAACCCACGTATTGTATTCTATTAAAACATTTAGACCCGCAACTACATTTGTAGGTACTATGCGTATAATGGATATCTCCTCTGGACTAGTGAGTGGCGTCGATCCTGTAAGTGGCCTCAGTGGCTCTGTAAAGTATCTTGCATTAAAAGGTCACTCATATACTGCTTCTTTGGATGGGACAGCCTATTATCTAACCCTTAACACTCCTGTTGCCCGCACAGGGTACAATAAAATAGGTTGGAACTTAAATTAATAAGTAGAAAAGGAAAAGGACTACTATGGTAGTTCTTTTCCTTTGTTTACACTTCTTACTATTGAGGTTGTTTGAAAAGAGAATGAAGGAACAATGTTGTGACCGCTAGTTTATATCGTTTTTCAAAAGTAACGGAGCTGGAATCATTCATAAATTGTTGCAAGTCTTCCTGTTCTAGTTTGGCATATAGTGCTATGCTTTCATATGAGATAAAATATTCATGGTTCAATGCTTCGATTATAGATGTTATTCTATTGTCATTTTCCACCATCTCCATTCCTATTGTTAACATGGTAACCAGATCATCAAACGGCGCTCTGTCAGTATAAGGGATACTATCTATATTAATTTTTCCGTTTGAGATGTCGGATATTAAATCCTTGTCTAGACCAGAGACTTTACTTAATGAAACTGGTGAGATTTTGTAACTCTGAATTATAGTTTTTAATAAATCTTTAAAATCTGGGATCTCGAAATATGTTACCTCATCGTTGTCGTTCATTAGTATATCTCCTCCATTTTTTTCTCTACAATTACAATTATAACATATTTATCCAATATAAGAATAACTATTAGAAGTATCATTCAGTATTTATTTCAAATTGAGAATTGAAAATATAGGGAAATTAATTATACGTTTTGTCTAGGCTGACCTGAAGCAGCTCTTAGTTGATCAGCCAACCTACCAATCTCTTTTTTATCTGATGGGATTGTTGCTGCTCCCCATGCTGGCTTAAGATATTTCTCAATAATGGCATTTGCATCTTTCTTATCCATATTTGTACCTTCCTTCTGCGGCTCTTTCTTCTTTTTATACCGTTCCTTCAGTTGCTCAATAGTCCCGTCAAATTCATTTAAATCAACAGGGCCGCTTATCCCCGAAACCCTACGCGTACCGCTCGGCAAGCCCCCGCCCGCTGAGCCGTCACTGTATTGAAAGAATGCCCAGCGTGTCCAGCCAGAAGCGTTATCCGGTGGTACTGCTGCATTGTAACGCGCAATCCAAAGAGGGTACTCGCTCAGCCCTGTAAAGTTCCCGATAAAGGACGGATACGTATAGACGACAGGCTTCACTGCCGTTAGTCGGTGGATCTCTTCTAAAAAGCTTTGGCAACAACCGTAATTGTCGCTTTGCTAAGTTTGCTTTTATTGCTCTCATAATCCATCACTGGCGGCAGATCAAACGTACCCACACCACCTGCGGCTTGGATGGCTTTATAAAAAGTCTGTGCGGCTGCGCGTGCCAAGTCCGCGTTGATTACGGAATCATCCACGTAATGGTACGCACCGACGAGCAGGCCAGCGGCTTTTGCACCTTTGACGTAATCCAAGAAATTGTTATCTATGCTATTTTGTGTGGCCTTAATGAAGACAAAGGATATTCCCGCAGCAGCTACCTTCTTCCAATCAATCGTACCCTGCCAGTGCGACACATCAATACCTTGTGCATTACGACTATTTCGCGCTTGCATCTGATTCCGCCCCTTTCTTATTTCCGCCTTTTGATTCTAGGACTGCTACGGCTTTAAGTAAAACTTCCGGTACATAAAGCCCCATCTTTCCGTAGTTTTCAATGATGCTGAGTAATTCATTTGCAATATAAAAGAAGATTACTGCATCCCTGAGATAGTGTAAATCACCTAATACCCCATCAATGGTGTGTGCAACGGTTACGATAAGGAATATACCAACCTTCTTGGCGATCCCGATATAACCTTTCATACTTCTTAGTTCGCCGTTAATCCATGCAGCGATCCACCCACTTACAAAGTCTGCGATTACCAATATCAAAAGTGCATTCATCAGTACCGTCCACCCTCCATACAGGTAGCCTGTTATAGCCCCGAATATTACTGCGACTCCCCCAACCCATCTATCATCCATGACCCTTCCCCCTCGATCTCTTTATAAAAGATAAAAACAAGCCCTCGAACCACTCCTGAGGGCATAAAAAATACACCTCAATGGGTGCTGTTGGTATTGCAGTGTATTTAATTGTAAGGTTACAGAGGGTTCCGATCTGATTCCTTAATCGTATTAGCTTCTTCCTCGGTTATGAAATTCTTAACAACTGCTTGGTTGATTTGTTCAACGGATGCGCGATTATTAATCCAGTTACGCAAAAATAAGTTATAGATAGCCTCCATTTTAAACACCTCCTAATATTAGTTGCATTATTAATTCATCTTGCTCGACTTGAGACTCTTTAAGTTTTGTGATTTCGATGCTTAGTGTGGCCTCATCTTTGACTGGCTTTAGTTCAGGGTATTCTACAATTTTACCCTCTTCTAGCTTAAACCAACCCGCGCTAACTCCCGCCGGAAGCCTTCCTTCCACTTCGATTTCTACATAATCTCTATAGGGGTACTCGATGACATCAGTAATAATGTTATCCGCACTTACCTGACAATAAAATATCATTTTTATGTCCTCCATATTCTCACTATTTTTTTAACATCATTGGCTACACCGCTTGATAATGCATATCCAGCTCCGTCAGCGTTTGTTAACGCGTTTATTGACGGTGAGGATTTAACAGCCCTTAGTCTGACATCATAAAGCATTAAAAGTGGTGACTGATACGTTGTTACCGATATAGTATTACTGTCTGGAGCGTATGCAAGGTCAACACAAACATACGAAGGTAGCATGGTAGGATTATTTAAAGGCTTATATTTGACAGGGTCTACGATCAAATATGTGATCAAATAAGGCGAGTTCGCATATGTTAGAGACAAATATTTCCCATTCGGACTATAACATAATCCATATACAGTATTATCGGGCATCTTAGGTGGGTTGCTCATTTGGATAAAGTCGTCTCTAGATCTCACATAAATCATTAAATATGGACTTGCGGTATACCCTACGGCCAAAGCTTTATTATCAGGAGAAAACGAAAGAGAAATAATTCCAGCATTAGGATGTGGAATTGGTAGATACTCCAACGTAGTAAAAATGTCACCTTCTCTTCGGTATATTTTAATATATGGAGATTGCAAGAATCCAAGAGCCAGAAACTTTCCATCTGGACTAAAAGTATTTGCCCGCACTATCCCGGTAGGGTATGAATCTGGATTAGCCAACTTAACAAAGGTATCCCCTGTTACCTTATATATAGAAACAAATGGGAAGTTATCATGCCCGACAGACATGTGCGAGCTGTCTGGGCTGAACGACACGTTATAACAACCACCGCTAGGTAGAACGCTTAGGTCCGGCAACTTAGTAAAGGTATCTCCATCTCGTTTATAAATTGTCACAAACGGTGCATAAAACCCGACAGTAGACAAAAATTTACCATCTGGACTGAACGCTAATCCCCTAGTATGTCCGTTTGGCGGTTGCGTTGGATTAGGTAACTTATACCATGAATTCCCGTTTTTCTTGTACAAAAATAAGTAAGGAGCGCTAGGGCAAGATGCGGCTAATAACATTCCATCTGTGCTAAATGCTGTGGTGTCAGAATACGAAGGGGGCACAGGAGATACGTCCGGTAGCCTAGTCATCATCTCGCTTAACACTACCGGATCATACGCATTAATAGTGTCATTGTATGCCGCATAAATCTCTTCCTGCCCATTGATTTTTGCACCCCCTCCCGAGCCACTATCCAATAAAAAATCGGTACCGATTATTCTACCGCTGTACATCTTGCCTGCAACAATATCAATCGTATCCTTGGTTACTCCGTTTGTGATGATAGTGTAAACACCTTGTCCATTCAGAGACAGTGTTACAGGCTTCGTATAAGAGCCGCCAGCATAGAATGAGAATGACGATCCAATTCCTACAGTAGCGTCATATCCAGTAGTAACATTGATTTTAGCGGCGTTGGTTCCCGGATTACCGTACCCGTAGCCCGGATACCTTGCAATGTCCCTACCCACCTTGGCAATCTCTGTGTTGGTGTATGTGTTGGCTGCTGTCTTTGCTGCATCTGCCTTTATCTGTGCTCCTGTTGTCGTTTCCTTAGCGTTCCAATCCGCGCGTTCTGCTGAACTAATATGTTTCATATTATCAGTCAAATGCGTAGTAACACTCGCCTGTATTTCGCCTAGCGCTTTCTCCGTAGCTGCTACCGTTTCGCGCATTCCATTCTTAGCGCTTGATAGCTGTACAATACCTTTTTGCGTTAATGAAGCATCAGGCACCGTGACCTTCACGCTTGCAACAGCTTCATCAACATATGTTTTCTCCACTGCCTTACTCTGCAATTCTTGAACGGATTCAGCAGTTGAATTCATAAACCAGTTTAGCCACGCGGCTGGCGGCCTGTCCTCCACTTCCCAGCCCGTTTCGCGTTTCGAGACTGGTGGTTCACTACCTTTAGCTTTCCACTCCGGTGATTTCTTGACAAACATGGTATCCCTCCTATATTGGTAATGAATAATCGTAGCCCGGGACAAACACTTCTCCGAGACTGCCACCCGTGGTCATGGCTGGATCTGATAGGCCGAATTGATCATGCTCTAACTGATCATAAACCGACGACAACCGAAAGGTTCCAGAAAGTTCGATTTGTGCGACCCTGACTCCCGCCGCCACAGTCTTTTGGATGATTTGTCCAAACTGCATGGGCGACATGCCAACCTCATTCAGCCGCTTAATGGGTACCCGAATGAGTGACAACGCGGCTGGCTCGGGTTCGTTGGGATCATTGTATTTGGGCTTAATACGGATGTCGCTATAATCACAATCTAGTGCCAAAGCCAATACCCTTATAATGGTGTTAATATCCGCTTTAGACAGATTGCGGGCAATTTTTGATTTTAAAAGCACTCTATAAACTTCATCCGTCGCCGCGCCTCTGGGTTGAACAATATTGCTGCCAAAACGGTCTAAGGTAGTACCTCGCGCCTTGTCGATGTTACGCCATTCTCTTATCGTCTCAAAAGTATCGTTTAAGTCATTTAACTGCCCATGCAAGATGCTAATAAGCTTCCCGATGTTGCTATTCGGATTCTTATTAAATACATCGGTTAATCTCATCATCATATCTTTGACGCTAAACATGACTCGTTACCTCAATACTTGATGCATTTGTCTGAGCAACTTGGTAGCGAGCTAAAGAGACATTCTCACTCTTCAAGCTACTTCCGACACCAGCTAATACCGTTAAATCTTCTATACCAGGAACGGAATAGATCGTACTTATAAGGCGCGTGAAAATCACACTACTGCCCATATTAAGACCATTATAGTAACTTCCTGCGTACTCGCCACCAATGTACCTCACCAAGGCTGATCGTATTTGATCATCCCCATCAGCAGGGTAACTTTCATTCTTTTTGACACTGATTTTAAGACTTATAACTACTTCTTTAGCTCGGCTAAATTTGACCTCATGCGGATACCCACCCAAGTCCATAACTTGATTAACGATATCACCATAAGATTCAATACTGGCGGCCCCTACCGAAAAGATAGCCTCCGCTATCTCCTTTTCATCTCCGCCAAGTACATAGCACTGATAAGAATTCCCTGGTCTACCTTCAGGATCTACAGTCACTCTACTGTTTGTGATAACTGTTGCCGCTCGTACACCTGACACACGTAGAATTGCGCTACGTATAGCATCAGGAGTTGCAGCACCTCCACCAGCTACAGACAAAGAAAACAGATCCCTGAATTCTGGATCTGTCATTTTCTCACGTCCGCCCGAGAGAGGCATTGTATTGGTAACTGCAATGATATTGGGATTCGGATTGACGATCACGGTTATTGTACCAGCAGCCGCATTTCCTGACTGCCCACCCTCCAGAGCTTCGACTTTAACGGTTGCCGACCCATCAGCGTCAATCGTTGTCTCTTCTATAGTCTCATATGATATTCCTGACTCTGTTCGGACTAGAAAACCAGCAGGTACTAGATGTCCTTTACTCCCTGTAATCTTTATTAATCCTACTGCATATTGCTCCAATACTCGTGAAATACCCACATTGGGACCAAGCCGATCTAGATTGCTTCCCGTTGCTGTTGGAATATATCCACTATTATAAACGTCTTCCGCTGTGCTCCATAACTTAGCCATAAACCACGCAAATAATCTCAGCAGAATTCCTAGAAATGATCTCTCAGATGTATTAACATTTTCTCCGTATGCAGTCTTTGCTTTCTCCTCTGCCTCAGAAATCAGATCTTCAAATCGCTTCCTCTTAAATCCTGTCTTATCCAGCACCGATTGTCACCCCTTCACTGTGAATCAGTTCGCCGGATATGCCTGTAGCTTTAAAAGATACCGTCATGACCCGTGATCTCTCATCTGCGTCGAATGTGATATCTTCCACGCTTTTTATTCGTTCCTCTTGTAGAAGCCCGCGCGTCAGTTCGCTTCTCATTTCCTCATTATTTAGATGCTTGCCGAGAAACAAACTAAACGTAATACCGAGACCAGGATTTAAGAACCACTCCCCTGTGTTGGTGCCAATTCCAATCTCGCAACACTGAGCTAGCTCTTGCTCCCCATCGATCATGACTATATTCCCCGTACTATCAAATTCAATGTCGCCTTCTGTTAACTTGAAAGACTGCATCCAAACACCCCCACTATAACTGCATCATTAGGGTCATGTTGTCTGCCTGTATCGGCTGAAGCAATGGACCCATTCAAAGCGTTTTTAATTTCCTGATCAGCGCAAACCACAAATACAACATCGCCTTGTCGTAACACTGGTTTGTACACCTGAGCGGTACCTCCATCAATCTTCCATTGTTGCCCAAGCACAGGTACACCCTGAAGCATTGCCGGATCACCTGATGTTGTTCGAATCAGTGGTTGCACGTCTGCTGTGAGCTTTGATTCATCAAACTTAATGACTTTACACGGAAAGCCGACATGCAAACTGCTGAGCAATTTATCTTGAAAGGAGCTGAGCAATTGAGACAATCCACCAGCAGGATCTGTTCTCACAAAATCGCCTCCACTTCAGTTGTAAAGTCACCTGTACGGCTGAAGGTATGCGTGCCACTGCGAACATGTAAGCGTCCAGTAAACATCCTACAGGTTAGATCAATGACAGATGCCGTAGTAACCCTATGCTGTAACTGCATTTTGATATTGAATCCCTTCGTTAACCCGTCCTCAAATCTTCCTGGTGATTCAATCATTCCAGTAGTTGTGTCTACTTTGAAAACAGAATCGCCACCACGTCGCAAGTTCCGAACATAAAGTTTGTTTTTATTGATATAAACAGATGTGCCACAGTCTTGTGCCACCTTAGATATGATCTCGGTAACGGGTCCTTTGGCTGTATAACCCTCTTGGTATCGATAGTCCTGATTTAATTCCATTTGGGCTACCGGAAGTCCAATGTAACCAGCCATTTGTTTGATGATCGCACTCGCTAAAGTATTTTTTGCAAAAGCAATCTCTTTTACTTCCCGTTTAGAAAGATCCTCGCTATCCAGAACATTAATCGTAGTAATCTTATCTACGCCTTCCCATGTAGTGGATACCTTGGATATGTACCCGTGCAGTAGCAGGCTCACATCCCCTTTATATCCAGCGTTAAGCATTAATACTTCACCTTTTTTGATATTGTTCAAAGTTGTGTCGGAAAGATTCCAAATCTTAATTTCAGATTCATTGGGAAGTGCATCATTATCAAAAGGGACCGTACCCTCTATATTGAAACTATTGCTCGTGAATTTCATATTAGCTGTCATGACTTCAATCACACGCCAAAAATTAGCCAGTATTTTCACCTTCTTCATCAATCACATACAAAAAGACGCTCTCGCTGAGCGTCTTCCAATTGACTTCAGTTTGTTGTTCCGATTCGTCATAAGGGATGATAGGAACTTTAGGAAATCTATTGTCCTGGATGTCATAGAAAATGGGCATCCCATAAACTAACTTCTCCCCAACTGCGAGTATCTCTCCATTAAGTTCTAGGTCCACAGTAAAGAAGTCATAGTCTGCATTATAATGAACCTCTAAGGTATACATTTCCTCGGCAAGAGAAATATCAAATCGATATGGAATGAGGTCTTTTTCAATATCAATGTATTCCATAGCTCCTCCTTAAGCCCTCCATATAGCGCCCTTATCCTTCTTAACCTTCTTGACCTTCTTAACTTTTGCCTTGGTTTTCTTTTTAGTAGTCTTCTTACCATCCTTTTTCTTACTCTTCGTCTGCTTAACTCCTGAGTTAACAATTTTGGCAGCTTGAGCTTTGACGGGTAAAGGAAGCTTACTAACAAAAGATGAATTGGCAATAAGAATTTCAGTAATGGTAAGAGAGTAGGTAAAGCCATTGGCTGTTCTGTAATCTCGACTTGTGGAGAGGTCAGAAAGCAACCCTTTCATCGTTGTCCTGCCCACGTAATTTACAATCTTCCCATTGTCCTGAGACTCAATAAGGAATTGGTGTGTCTCTGCTGCTTTGTCTCCAGAGACGACACCACTGATTGAAAGCGTTCGGGCTTTACGCTGAACATGGTCACTAACATCAATACCTTTTTCAACTGGCTGCTGAGTAATATCAACATCTAAGACAGAGTCCTCTTTTTCGGCAAGTATATAATATCCGTCGATTTTCGCCATTAAATCGCCGCCTCCCCGAAATTCCCGCGCCGCATAGCTTCTTCAATTACATCTTGCATAACCTGTTTCATTTGAGTAGTTAGTGATGTTGTTTGTTGGCTATCCATAGAGCCGCCATTAACATCTACCGTGAGTTGGATCTCTATCTTTCTTGTTCCACCTTGTTGCGAGGTAGCCCGAGCTGGAGCAGTTCGAGGTGAACTATAATCCTTATTCTCCGCAGCAGTCAATACGCGTTCATCTTGGTGTAGCTCAGCAATATAACCATCAAATGGGACATTAGCTAGTCCGTTTGCATGGCTACCATCAAGTGTCGGGATCGTGGGAATCGAAACACCAAGTTTTCCCCACCCATCCAACACGGCATTTCAACATTCATGGCGCTATTCAGGCTACCAATGAGCCCGTTAATTTTCTGTACAACCCAATTGATTCCATCAATAAAGAAGTTCTTGATGCCCGACCACATGCCTGAAACCCCGTTCGATATCCCTGTCCATAAACTGTCTGAAGTACTTCGAATTAAGCTCCATACTCCTGTAATAGCAGTTAGGACACTATTCCCCGCGGACGTAACAGATGATACGATACTGTTCCATATGCCTACTAAGCTGCTCCAAATGCCTGTAAACACAGATATTGTAACGGATTTAATTTGATCCCAATTCCTAATGATTAAAGCCACAATCCATGCTATAGGCCCGCCAAGTACAACAAGTATGGTCACACCCCATGTTTTGAAAAAACTAATGATGCCGTTAAACAGGTTTAACGTCCACGTCTTAAATTCATTCCACTTCGCTATCAACCACGTGCTGATAGCTCCCCAATGCTTGAAAACGTAGATAACTCCAACAACAGCGGCGGCAACTGCAAGTACAATAACGATTAGAGGTAAAAAGGGAGCCATAGCCGCCCAACCTGCTACCGCAGTCGCCCACAACGCTGGTGCAAGTCCAACTAAAAGACCGGTAGCAAAGACAGCAAGTACCGGAATCACATAATCAATGTTCTCTTTTAGAAAACCGATCGTAATGCCAGCATCCTTAAGTACAATACCAATAACATCAGCGCCAACAGTAAAAAATTTCTCAATGGATGGCAAAGCATTCATAAGTTTCCCAGACATTTCGTTAAATAGATTTTCAATGACAGGGAAAGCCTTCTCCGCCATTAAGCTAAGCTGCTCACCTAATGGGCCTAGTGCAACCAATATTTTGTTTTTCAGAACACCCATTTTATCTCCAAAGGTCATGTTCCGATTATAGGTGTCATCAATAAGTCCTTTTGAGTTTTTCATATCGGTAACCAAGTTACCCAGTTCAAACCGTCCCTCACGGATGGTATCGGCCATATCAGGTCCTGCTTTAGCGCCGAACGCCTCCATAGCCAATGCTGTTGCCTCTCCTGCTGATCCTGCATCCTTGATCTTCTTGATAACAATATCTAAAGCGCCACGAGTATCCTTCACGCCATCCTTAGACATTTTACCTAGTGCAATCCGAAGGGAGCCAGCAACAAGCTCTGTATTAACCCCTTCATTAGCCCACTTACCGAGCATGGCCGTCGATGTATCAAAGTCAAAACCCATTTGACGTAAAGGTCCACTAAAGGTCTTGAGTTGTTCGGCAAGCACATCCACTCCAACTCCTGTTTTTTGGGATATGAAAAACATCTTGTCCATCATCGCTCCACCTTGGTCGGCAGATATACCCCATGCACCCATAGCCCGAGGGAAGTTTACACCCATAACATCCGTACTAACACCCGTCAGCGTATTAAGACTGAGTATTTTACCACTCATATCTTCAAGGCTTTTTCCTGTAGCTCTAGTCCCTTTGCTAACATCGGCCATAACTTTTGCAACAACACCCAGATCATCGGGGACCACACTTCCTAGATTACGATAACTTTGTAATAGTCCATCTAGTTCTTTCCCCGTTGCTCCCGTGCTTGACTGAAGGATACGCGTGGATTCTCGTGACTGTTCGCCTGCTTTCCAAGCTGCAGCTCCCACGGCTACAAATCCAGCAACAACAACCCCAGCAGCTACGCCACCAACAACACCCAATGTCTTGCCAAGTCCGGCGAATCTAGAAGATGCTTTACCAGCTTCATCCGCGGCTCCCTTTGTCTTGCCTTTAAGTGCATCAATATCTTTTGTTGCCTTGTAGAGTTCGTTGGCCTTGATTTTAAATCCAATGCCAAACGTCATATTTCCTATTGCTCCACCAGCCACCGTCCCACCTCCAATACAACAAAAAGAAGCGCCCTGTTAGGAGCCCTTCTTAGCTTCTTCAATCTGTCTCTCTGTATTTTCAATGTGAATATCAAGAGCGGCATTTGCCTCGGCAACATCGTCGTGACTCATCGTATCAAGATCGCTATATGAAATGTTTATATCAGATAAGAGCAAGCGCCAAGTAGGCCAATTCTTCTCAGCTCTGCGCCGCGCTTCTTCTTTACTGATCGTTGCCATTCTCTTCACCTTCGTCTTCGTCTTCATCTACACCTTCTAGGAAATGATAGGCCGCAGTGATCACTTCATTAAATTCTTTTTTGTTGTCTCCAAAAGAATCCCATGATAATTTCGGTTGCACAATCACATGTTTCATCATCTCATCCCCAAGTTTTTCTTCTTGGGGAATACCATGTTTATTCTTTGTACGGTCACTAATTTGAGAAGCCGCCCTCATGCCGGGGAATTGAAATTTGTATGCCTTCCCGCCTTTTGAAGTAAAATCTTTCTGTTTAAAATTTGTCATTGTCATGCTTTATCTCCCCTATTCCATTTTTAGGTCTAACGCTGTAAATTCAAATTCACGGTCTTCTGATTCCTTGCCATACTTCCTGTCAGGCTGTTTCTTGATAAACGCCTCTGTCGATGTGGTCGTTTCCTTTGGATCATTGTCCGATATGACGCTAACTGCGACCATTTCGCCGCTAGCTGCCAAACGATTCAATAGCGACAATTGGGGGCTTGTATGCTGTACAGTAATTTTAATCGTACCAAGAGGATTGTTGATCTTAGTGCGCACAGTATCCCCTTGAGCCCCTACCTTCGTGTCATAGTTGTCTTCGTCTTTTGAAATTTCGACCATGCTCTCCGCAAAGCCAGTAATAAATACTCCAGATACGACAACCGATACACTTTTCGGATCATATGTTTTGGTAGACACAAGATATCACTCCTTAAAATTGGATTACGCCATTAATTTTCGCTGTGTGAATTGCACCCGCGATCTCGAAGAAAAATGAACCCTCGTTGTATTCACGGTTTGCTCGATCTGTAGGATTAACATCCTCACGGGGTTTGAATGTAGTGCCATAAATACCAATGTTATCTTGATCGCTGGCAATCATGCCTTGGTTATAACAGCGTTGCAGGACCATCTTGACCGTACTCTCGATCATTGCAATGCCGCCGGATGTGTATGGTATTTTCGGTGATTTATTCAGCAGTTTCTGAACTTCATATTCAATAGAGTAAGTAACGTATTGCTTAGCATGAATGACATCAATATATTCGCCGCTGACCGTCTTACCTTCCGACGTTACGTTATCACCTGCTTTGGTTACATACGTATTAGCTCCAAGTTCATGAATTTCTTCCAATTCAGAAGCACTCAACTCCATTGGTTTAATACCACTTAAAGTGCGGAATTTCCAAGTAACACTACCCACATCCTGAGAACCTGTTTCGCCAATCCAAGCAGCTTCAGGATAGTCATCTGTATTCTTAAGATAGAAAGCAACCGTATTTTTATAGTCTTTTGATTTGATAGTCTTCAAATCTTCTTTTTTGGAAGTACTAGCAAAAAATTGCCGTGTGTCGTCTAGCTCGATTAGATCCGCAATGGCTGTAATATTCTCAACTGTGGAACTGGTCAAAATAAGGAAATGCCAATCCTGAGAAAAAGCTTTCTCCATGAATTCGTTCCATGTTGCATCTGCTGTCTTCTTCAACATGATGCCGATGGATGCAGGCGAATTGTCACCTTGTCCAAAGAGCGCTGTAGCAGCTTTAATGACCTCCAAGTTTGCTGAGTAGTCTTTTTTGACAGCCTCTAGGCTCTTATATGATTTGTAGTCAGCCCCAGTGGTCGAAGTTCCAACAATCAGCGGCTTACCAAAACCAATTTTAGGCGTTGGCTTGCTGATATTAATAATTACAGTAACGTCCTTTAATCCCGCCACGTAGGTTCAACCCCTTTGCAAATTAGCTTTTTTGATACGATCTTGTTTCATTTCCAGCGCGTTAACTGTACGTAGTTCGGCATCAAACCCATTTCGACGTTCCCATTCATCGCCTATCTGAACGTCACGATTATGGATATCACCCACGTCCACGACAATGAGGTTTGCCTTGGTCTTTAATTCGTCATATCCGATGATATTCAGCCATTCCGCGGCTCTCATAGCGTTTTGGATGCTATCCGCTTTACGAAGAGCATAAGAACTGAAGCTAACCATCATGGATTGCTCATCCGAATATTGTTCGATTACTTCGTCGTCTGGACCATCTGAAATCGTCATACCAGGAAGGCCACTGGAAATACCATTCGTAATAAAGTTATACGTCATATAAGGATAGGAAGGCATATTGGCTGCTGTATCACTCTCGATAACTGGCATACCGATATAAGCACTAAGCCCTCCAACTAAGGTCGCCCTTATCAGTTCGAAGTTAACCATGCGTGCTTACCCTCTTTGCGATGTACTTGTTGAAGTCGGCATACTCCGAATAATCTACTTCTTCATCGATTGTATGCTTGCCACCCTTATGCTCAATGAGGTCTCCTTTAGCCAAAGGTAATTTAGAATATATCGCCTTGTCGGTTGCCATGTAGCGCCCGCCCTCTGTCTGTAACAGTTTCGCATCGATAGGAAGTATTGGCATTATCATTGGCTTCTTTGTTTCTTGTTTTATTGCTTCGCCTACACTATTCCAAGTTTCTTCGACACGGATCAGAACACAAGGAACAGAATACCGTCGCAATATGCTCGAAAAACGAATCATTTCTTCGGTTTCACCTCGTATTTGATCGCATCACGAAGTTCCTTCGTATCGATGAGAGGTTTTTTAGATTTATCTTTTCTTCGTGCGATCGTAACAGGTAATAATGCAGGTTCTTTTATTTTGTCAAAATACATTGCTACTTTCTCAGCTGCTACTGACCCTATCTTCTCTAGAAGATCTTGAACACTCGTAGCTCCTTCGACGACATCCCCGATGTTGTCCCTTATTTCTTTACTAATAGCTGATTTGTATTTCAAGGTACCAGCACGCAAAAATGATCGTTCCGGTATGCCTGCCTTTGGTGCTCCATATTCATGAATTGCGGCTTTCTTTACTAATTCTTCATTGCCAAATATACCGACGGTAATTTCATGGTGGCGTAGCTCTTTGATTTTCTCAAACACTTGTGGGATTCTACTCTCATCTTCAATGACATAGTTAGCGCCACGGATAACTCTTTTGCGTGGTTTACTCATACCCATAACCCCACATAAGGGGAGATAAGAGAAATGACAGCAGGCGGTAAGCCTTCACTGTCATCACTGTATCCAACGGATATATCTCCGACCCTTTCTGACTTAACACCAGGAGAACGCATAAGTAATTGAGCATATAGAAGACAAGCCAGTTCCAAGGGCTCCGGTAAAGTCCTAGGATCATACTCCGTTGCATCACAAGGTAAAACGTAACCTCCTATATAACTGACTGTGATATTATGCTCTCCCTGAGGCCAACCAAGTGAACGGTAAACACGCCCTTCATCGATGATCTGGTAATCTTCCACATTCAATGCTGAAATACTATGGATTGGATAGTTTCTAAGATTGATGTACTTTGAATTGTGAAAACCACTAATAGTTTCGGTATATTCTTGTTTTCGAAATGACCTTTTACATCGCGCCTCGATTCCTATAGTTGCAGCACTGAGTTGAAGACTCAGAACATCATCCATGCTTTGCTCTTCCGGCGGGATCTGCATTATACTTTTTAGCCTATCGACGGTTGCTAACATAATCTCATCATTCCTTTGAAGGGGAATGACTCCCCCTTTTTTTCTAGATTGTCAGTTCACCATACACAATTGCATCTTCATCAAATTCCTTAACATCCTCACGTTGAATAGCTCGTACATCCGTCGAATTGCGTCCGAAGGCTTTGCCTCCGACATTCGTAGAAGCGATAGAATACTGTTGACGATCAAACAGCACAACAGCTTCTTTTAAATCCCCGATAATAACGGGAGCCTTTTTAACTGTGGTCCCTGTAGTTGGCAACCAACGATTTCCAATTACAACAACTGGCTTACCAAATAAAAGCTTCTGAGTCGGTAATGTTGGATTAGGCTGCAACAATGAACGACCATCGCCATCTTTTTGCTGATCCAAGAAATTAAATCCGTCCTGATTCGTCAGTATAATAGCTCCCAAGCTAATTGAAGGATCGAGATCAACGTTCAATATTTTTTTAATGGCATCTTGATCAGCAACGGCCACTTTCGTTTTTGCTTTAAGTAAGTCCAAAATCAACTTATTCCGAGTAACAACTGATTTTTTAGCAATCCAATTACTAATGTAATTCATAAGGTTCTGGTCTGTGTCCTGAAGTAGTGTGTTAGAGATTGGAAGGATTCCACCGCGATCTTTAATTGCATAGCTGATCGGCTTGAATTTTGGATTATCCATATCATCCAAATCCGTCAACTCAGTGATCTCCGCAAATGGTGTAATATCCGCATTTTTCTCAATTACCCGTGAACCTGAACGAGTGGAGACTGGCTCAACTGTTACGTATGACTCAAGTGATACAAATTGGCGTTTCTTCTCATGGATCATCGTTTGGATGTCTTTCGGTACAATAAGTCCTCCATCTTCATCAGCTCCCCCCTGCATACCGACGCGCACTTCTTCAATAGCCTCATCAATCAATGATCGCTCTACAGAATTAAGTGGTTTATTACGAAGTTCTTTTAAGAATGCGTTGCGATATTCCACTGCCTTATCGGGTGTTTCATCCCGATCCCGTTTCTCAGGTTCTGCCGGATTCGTTTGCCCTGGTACATCAAGTTCTCTCATCTCTTTCATCAAATCAATTTGACTACGCAAAGCCTGCGCTGCATCTTTTGCAGATCGAGCTTCATCTAATTTACCTTCACCAGCAAGTGTGCGTGCTTCCTCCAACTTCGCTGCTAACTTCTGACGCAATTCTCTTTCCTTTGGATCCATATTCAAATTCCTCACTTTCATATTTTGAGTATAAAAAACCGACAGATCAGCCAATAGCTAATAAGTCGATTTCAATGGTTAGTTTTTCTTTTTCCAGCTTTCGTTGCTCTTTGGTCGTGATACCTAATTGATCAATACTACGCTGGTTAACTTCGCTGTCTGCGTATGCAGGAAAAGGCGTTGGTGAGACTTCAAACAGGTTTACTTCCAATAGTGTCCGCTCGTAAACATCCTCTTCTTTTAAATATTGCCAAGCATCCTGCCGAACATTAAAGCCGAAGCTTACACCGTCTACATCCCCTCGCTGAATAGATTCAAACGCATCTTTTCCCCAACTATTATTAGGTAAATCCAGTTCAAACCGTAATCCAACTTCATCTTCTTGAAGACGTAAAGTACTGTTTTTGTTTGATCCGAGTACAAAATCAGTTCGATGATTCCATAGGGCTTTAATCGTATTCTCTTGCAAACTTCGAGCAAACGCACCTTTGGCTACTCTCTCGTAAAACTCACCCCAAATGAGCTGACTACGCTGATTGAATTTAACTACGTATCCATCAATCCCTAATATTTCACCGTCTTGCGTACCGCTTCGAACTTCTAACTTTTCAGCATGTAAATAGCGAATCTCTTTTGCTAATTCCATGACTATCACCCCCCTTCTGGTGAATCTTTACTAATTCCAGCCTTTAACATTTGATATTGGTCCATCTTGTCTAAACTCACATAATTAAGACTTACGAAATGTTTGTCACCCATCTCGCCGATATTATCCCGCTCTTCTAGCTCTCGGACCTCATTGATCGTGTATACCCCCATAGCAATCATTTCCTTATAATAAGCAGCGCGACTGGTACTATCACCTCTCAGCTCACCGGAGACATTGTATTTGGTGTAATATCTTTTCCGTTCCAATTCCGTGAATAACTTATAATCACATTCCTGCTCCCAGTTTGTGAAAATAGGCTGTAGAGTACTCTTCACATATTCAAGAGATTGGTTCTCCATATTGGAGAATTTCACATCTGTAAGCCCTAATTTGTAGCCTGGTACTTTATATATTTTACCGACTTCCATAATGCCGAATTTGCTCGTCTCAATAAATTGTGCATCGTTCAGCGGCATTCCAAGATTCTGATATTCCATGCCAGCATCCAGAATCGCAATTCTATGAGCATTGTTCAAACCTGAGTTAGCCTTTTGCCATTCGTCCCTTGCTTTATCCTTAGCTGGTTTATCCAGTGTACCGTTTGGGATCTTTAGTATCCCTCTTGTCGCGGTTCCATTCGAATAGAACGAGCCTAGAAACTTTCGTTGTGACTGTTGTACGCCTAATTCTTCACGTATGACTGATATGGGTGTAATGCCTTTAAGCCCACTCTTACTAATTCCTTTAACATGGAGCACATCAAAATTCTTAAGCTTTCGGATTTCTCCGTTGGGTAGGGTTGTCACATACCAAATCTCACCTGTAATTGTATCGACATGAACATCTGTCTTAGAAGGATCAAGCGGCCATAAAGCTTTGGGCATTCCATTGTAGGGTCCACTTGTTTCCCATTCAATGTTTGCATATCCATTTCCCCATACAGTGACATGTACTTGCATGAGCTCCTTAAACGTGTAGGCGCTCATGTACGGGTTAGAACGAGTTCCTAGTAATTTGGATACCGGATGATTACTATCACGCTCTATGCCCCCGCCGCGTTTCTTAAATACCTGTATTGGGAGCTTTCCAACATCACCACCGAGGATCGAAGCGCAAGTATAAACGTTGCTATTCATAAGCGCACTATCATTCGTTACGATTTCCCCGCTTGCTGTATTAGAAACGCCAAATAGATCGAGCAACCATTGCGGGGGAGATAATAAACCACCCTCCATTGATCGTCGATCCCACCAACGCTGTACCATATTCCTTCGTTTCATATTTCACCTCCTCACTAAAAGGAAAACTCATCGCTCATGATATGTTCGTTTAGATTAATTCTTGAATCTCCAACCATTGCCCGAACCATGGCGTTGATAATAGCAGCAATCAAATCGATTCGCTGGCTATCATCCTTGTGCTTCTTGGAAAGCTTAATATTTCCGTTATTGTCCTGTACCTCTATGGCATTTGATAAGCACCATGTAAGTAATGGCTGCCATCGTGAACGATCATGCCTTTAAGAACGAGCTCACGGAAGAACTTAGTTGGTTCAGATAGCGTTTGAACGCCCTGCCTTATCTCAACACGCTCATACCCTTCTGCTTCGAGCTCTTGGGTAAAGTGTGTCGCGTTGTACGGATCGTAACAGACTTCCTGAATGAACCAAGATTCATCTGTTTCTTTTTGCTGAATATGTGACTTAATGTAGCTGTAATCCACGACGTTACCAGGAGTTAGGGTGCACCAGCCGTCCTTTGCCCACTGTCTATAAGGTACTCTGTCGCTATGCTCATGCTTAGTGGCTGTTTCTTCTGGCATAAATCCATGTGCAGTTACGGCATATTTCCCATCTGGCAATCGAAAAACGAAGCCAGAGCCGGTTAGATCTGTAGTTTTGGATAAATCTAATCCATTCCAACTCACAAAGCCCTTAACCAAATCAGAAAAAGCGTCCCGCGACATAGCGAGCGCCTTCCATTTGTCCATAATTCCAGACATATATTTATTTTCACTGTCTGCTTGCCATCTGTTAACTCGCTTCGTTAAAAACTCGCGAATTTTGGCAGTATCACCAGAGTTATATGCCTCATCATGTTCAGCTTTAATCTGTCTTCTTAACTCTTGGGCATATTCGTTGTCCTCTTGAAGAATCGGGTTTGCTTTCACCCATATTTCCTCATCGTGAGGGTCGTCCTCTTTTTCAATCTCTCGAATCATGCAAAAATAGGTTTCGTTCATAGGGCTGTCACCAACGAGCATTTTACAAAGAATATCGTATTCCTTTTTGCAAGGACTATTCTCAGCATCTTTTCCCGCTGTTGAAATAATCATCATTAATGATTGCAGCCGCTTGCCGAAACCTGAGTATAAAACGTCATGGATCTCACTGGATGGATGGGCGTGGTACTCGTCAATAATTACAAGGCACGGCGCACCTGAGTCTTTATTTTTCGTATCCTTAGAAAGTGGGCGTAGCCAGCCGCCTCGGGAAGAGTGTTCAATATAGGTTCGCTTAATACGAAGTCTCTTCAATATATCAGGACTGTTCTCTCCCATCTTTTGAGAATCTAGCCATACACGTTTGGCCTGTCCTTTATCAACTGCTGCGCATTCTACTTCGGGACTATCTTCATATCTCTTCATATGCGTCATACCTGGTGGGTAAACACAGTCACCGCACATTCCGTACAGGGCTAGTCCACTCATCTCGGTTGACTTAACATTACCTCTCGCGCGCATATTAAATGACTTCTTAAACCTACGCTTTCCAGAATCCATATGTACCCATCCGAATACGCATCCTAAGTCAAACTTTTGAAATGGTAATAGGTCTATGAATTGTCCTGAGAACGGTCCGCGAACGTGTTTACAGCATTTTTCAAACCACTGAAATATTCGATCAGCACGACTCTCATCAAATACATATGGGAAGTTATCTGTGCCTTGACGATTCAGATCGTCTAGATGTCTCTGACATGCTAGTTTTTCCAGCAGACAACTAGGACGAATACCCATAACGATTTCAGCAGCATAACGATTTGTTGGGTGTACGTCCTCCAAATTAATCGAAGAGTTCTTCATTAGGATCATCCCCTCCTTCAGACATCTTCTTAGCTAGTCTTGCTCTGGCTTCTGCGTTAAGGCCGAGCTTATTAGAATAAGACAGAATTATTCGTGAATAACTCTGTGCCAATTTAACGTAAGCACTCACAACGCTATTTCCTTGTGCATTGATTTCTGTATAACCATTCTGATCAATCAAGTTGTTTGCTTCTTGGTACTTGGCAACTGCATCGCAGTATGTCCCGAGAACGTCTTCATCCACCTTGTCTAATACATCAAACTCTTCCATATCCTTTATGGTCTTCCGCCAAACTTTACGAGCCTCGTCGGTTAGCCAATCGGGAACTTTCATTTTTCTTTTTTTCTTACGGACAAATTTCTGAGCGGCGGCTTCACGTTCTTTCACTTCCTGCTCAGTCCAATGTTTGCCTCCGCCTTTCTGACCCACTCGCTGATGTTCAAATCTTACAATTTGCCCCATTTAATCCCTCCTCCCAACGCAAACTCTCGTTGGGGCCATTTTTTTACGTTTGACCCCCACACGGTCTACTGTGATTCATTAATTTTTCGTGACCCCCGGGGGGCTGCTAGAGTTAAAAATATTAACTAACATTAAAATAAAGAGCGGAGATCCTATGTCTCAGCTCTTTATTTAATCTTATTTTTTAAATTTTCATGAGATTTTTTTGACAGTAGTTCTTTTTGAAGCTTATCAACCGTTTGGCGAATGTTTAAGTATAGATCTATTAACTTGTCTTCTTCAAAATCTAATCGGGCTACAACTTCTCGATTCACAGCTTTTGCAAAGTGTCTTTCCCAAATCCCTACAAACTTATAAAGAGTCTGGTAATGTTTCATAGTCTCAGGGAGTACACAAGAGCTGTGTTCAGAAAAAAGACTCAACATCTTTCTATATTGAGGAAATACCTGTTCTAGAAATATTTTATTATCGTATGCAATTGAGTTATTAATGTATTCAAGTCTTACTTTGTTATCAAGAAATTCATCTATATCATTATCGTTCATTACTTCACTTTCTTTTTCGTAAAGGAATATTCTTAGCGCTCTATTTGCATCTAGATAATTTATACATCCAAGCATTGGACCATAAAATTGATCTAGTTGCCTTTCAACAAATCCTAAGTATTTTTGAAATCGATACTGTCTAAATGAAAAATAAATAGCACCAGACGCTATCAATGGTGTAAATAAGGGTGCAAAAGGTATAACGTTCTGCCAATCCAAATAATCCCCCCATAACAGACTAATTATTTTAATAATGATAATATCATAACTCTTGCTATGAATATATTCATTATTTTCCATAACCTCCATCTTCCTTAACTGTCTTGAAACTGTGACAAGACGCACAAAGGGATTGCCAGTTGCTACTATTCCAGAAAAGTTCCTTATCACCCTTATGCGGCTTGATGTGATCGACTACCGTAGCCTCAGTCAGCTTGTCTACCTTGAAGCAATATACACACAGTGGATGCTTCTGTAAGTAACCTAGCCTAGCCTTACGCCACCTGCTGTCATAGCCACGCTGTGCAGCCGTGCCTCGGTATCTATCGTACTGGTGCTTATCCTTTGTATGATCGTCACAGAAGCGCTCACGAGTGAGCTTGTTACATCCTTGACGGCTACATGGCTTATTAGCTGAAGATGGCATTTACATTCCCTCATCCTTCACCACACCAAGTAATCCATATCCAGTAATATCGCGGTATGGAGATTCACCAAACGCATCCTTCTTGTTCGCAATCCTCATTTGCTTATCAAAGATACGAACCATACATAGAGCATCAGAATATTGGTCTGGAGCAATGCCATTGGGATATAACAATTTCAAAAACTCACCGCAAGTATTAAAAGAATCACCATACGCAATATTCTTTTCTTTCACAATTTCAGCAACCTCATTTGCTACCTTTTCGAATACATTCGATACCTTTTTTCTATCTTTAATTTCGACAGCATCCACCTTGTAACGCCTCCGTTTCTCATCATAATAACTGGAAATATTTGAGCGATTAAATTACACATATCTTATAATGTGTTAAACTCGTGCATCTCGAAAAAACTCTATTGGATCAAGGCTTCATCTGCTATTCTTAAAAACAGTTTCACCTATCCTCAATATGAGTAATTGACTACGTTTTGTGGCGTTTTAGAGCTGCATCCATACTGTCTTGTTCCATGCCGATGTATCGTAGTGTTATCTTGGAAGTTGCATGGTTAAAATAGTCCTGCAGCATCCCTATGTCCTTGTCTGTCGTTATGTTATAAAAAATGTATCCGAAAGTTTTGCGAAGCGTATGGCAACCCAACTCTGATAGACCGAACTCATCTCCTATTGAGCGAATGATTTTATATGCCATCTCACGAGTAATGGGACGGTTGATTCCTTCCCGACTTCTTATCAAATATTCATTTGGCGGTTTGCCCTCAATGTATGGAGTGAGCTTCTCCTTCAACTCAGGCGTAATAAATATACGTTTTTGCTTACCTGTCTTCTTCTCGCGAATAGAGATATGTGAACCACTGACATCTCTAATCCGAAGCCTTAAAATATCGCTGATCCGAAGGCCGGTACAAATACCAATTAGAAACATAATGAGGTTCCTGTAATTCGTGTATTCCAAAAAATCCTTTATATCCTGAAGGACTTCTGAATCACGGATCGGCTGAACAAAATTCATTTTTTAACACCGCCATCCGGCTTAACGCATACAATAGGCTTTGAGCAAAACTGAGCAGATGCCTCCCATTTGCCCCATATACAGCCCTTGCACCTTAACGATTGCCGCACTGGCGGCTTCTTGTTCGCACCCACTCAATTCACTCCTTTAACACATAATTAAAAAGCCACTGATTTCATCAGCGACCTGTGATTTGAAAAAGTGCCGTCCATAGAGAACGGCTATATAGGAGAAAGGTTATAACTAATGACCCTTACAGGAATCGAACCTGCATCTACCATGAAGGCCATAATATAATGCCCGTATTTCTATCGCGCCCGGGCGGAGTGCGTTGAGAGTGATTTTAAACTCTCGTCCTCCCGCATCCATACCACCGCAACAAAGTGCATAGGGTCCTAAAATCAGGATTGCCATTCAGTATAGTCGAGTTCTGCAACGATAAGGGGTAGCAGATACACCCGAGAGACTCGCTCTCTATGTATCTACTTTATCCCCTAACCGCCGTCAGAACGCCTTCATCGTACCGTCAATTCACCCTCACTTTTATGAGATAATTCCCCACAATTTCAAGCTATCCGCAATGGCCCCAACCCCATTATCGATATACCTATCAACTGTACTTCCACTCATAATATTTTCAAAATAAACGACTGTCGTACTATACCGTTTTAGCTTGAAGAATCGATGTTCGATAATCCGTTTTACATCAGGGTCTTGAATCAAATTAAAAGCTAACTCTATATTCTCTACTTCCTCTTTTTTGATTGGTAAACTCTTTGCATCTGATCTGGTAGAGTGGTTTTCTGGGCAAATGCTTCTACCATCTGTTTGTTCTTCATATAGTTTTCCAAAAGTCTTCTTGTGAACAACTTGTCAGCAGCAGTAACTGACGGAAAGAGCTCCCCTTGCTCCCATGTTTTTTCAGCCAACAACATTCCCCTCATTCCCCTCGTGTGTTATATTTAACGAGAGGAACACTTGTTTGAGTCCACCGTGCGACGACCAAATCACTGCGGTGGATTTTTTGCTGTTTTCATATCACCCCCTCTATATAATCAAAAATACTCATTTGACCTTCTTTATCTACCTCTTCTGCGTCCTGTATCAAACCTTCATCTAGCAACCATTGTGGGGCTTCATATAGGTGTTGTATCCAGACTTGCTCACCTGATCGTGTACGTGCTGGATTCTTTGCTTCGGCTTTATCTGTCCATACCCAGTATGTTTTAGCTTTTACATTCATGCTTCAGCCTCCTCTCTGTTAATCTTTGTGCGTCGGCGCTTACAAGCGCTCTGGTTGTTTATTCACTACTCTCTACCTCCAACTTAGGTAAATTGATTTCTGTATAATGTGTTACATCAGTAATGCTATATCCACCGATTCCGTACCATTTATAACCTGGACTGTCCAGTGATTTAGCGTGTTGTGCAACATGAGGACCATCATCATTCATTACTAGGTGACTAGGTGGGTAACATGACTTTCGATAGCGCGGCTGTAAGGGTCATACTTCATCCATTCGATCATTTACTCTCTACCTCCAATAGGTGAGGATGCTCGTATATGTTGCCAAGCTTCTTGGTGCCTTCAGCCCAACAATATTTACGATCAAATTCAATAAATTCTGAGAACCACAAGTATCCATCTGGAAGACTATCAGCTACAAACATATAGCCACTCCCACAATACTGAACCTTGCAAATATGCTTTTGTCCCTCATACTCAACCTCTGCAATGTCGCCGTCATATAATTCTGCTTGTTCATCAGTGTCGTCATGTACTCCGGTGTATTGCATGATTTCAACATATGGAGACTCAATAGAAACCTTTAGCCAGTTTTTGCTTAGAAAGTCGTAACTCATTTCTTTCGTTTCGCTATCCCACGCTCTGAATTTGATTTCACGTTTCATCTTCTCTTCTTCCTCTCTAAAGGGATGATTTCCCAACATTCTAAAAGTTAGTGGTATATTATAACTGGAGGTGATTTGATGTATAATTTCTTACTTGTCTTAATCAGTGCTACTTTAGTATTTTTTAATGTCTCAATTTATTCCTTAAAGTTCATTTCGTACTTAACAATTGCAGTCTATCTATGGTTCCAATATAAAGTTTCAGAAGTGCCATATAGTGAAAAGGTTCAGGATGTTATTGATTTAACAGATAAATATATGTTGCCTTTTCTAATGTTTGCAGCTGCTTGTGAGGCAGCTCATTTAGTAATAAAGCTTTTAATGAAAATATTAGACTTCTTGGAAAAAAGAGAACTTCAAAAGATTAAGGATGAATTTAAAACTTATTGAAAACTAGAAATCCAGTAACTTCTCCTCTTAATGTTTATTCCACAGAGGATGTTTTGGGGAGGTCGCCCTCCCTTAGGGTTAAAGTACTAACAGCGCTCAAGATCTCCGTTCTTAGCCTGTTTAAAAGCGTTATGCAGCCGTCCTGTTTCTCTGAAAACGTACGTGTCACTCTCCATACCATCAAATATCAATCGAATGGCTCCGTCCGTTGTGTCATACTCACACCAGCTCAGAAATCCCCTTGCTGACGTATATCCTCGACTATCAAAAGTGAAAGGCAGAATGCTTTCATCTTCGCATTGCTTCGATATTCCGATTCTGCGTCCATCTTCGTCATAGAAGAGATACATGCTGACTTTATCAATTAGACCCAACTCTTTACGTAAGTTAGCATTGAGACAAATCCGGTCTGACTTATCGATTGTTATTGAAAAATCGGACATTCTTTTGTCTGCTTTGCTGATTGGTTTTAATTGTCCCATTTATAAACTGCCTCCCTAAATGATTTCGCATAATAAATATAAGGACAAACTTTCTCAGTTTAGGGACGATTTTGCATTTCCCCAATTACCAACACGCAATTGAAATTCTTTAATGCCACCTTCAAGTTCTTCCAGATCCAAGCCCGCAAATTTTGTTTCGACTTCATCACGTGAAGGGATATGTCCGGTTGCTAATGTCTGATCTTTCAAAAATTCAAACACGCACCATTTGCTCTGAGTCAATTCCATGGTCATCTGACCTCCTATGCCCACTGGCGTTTTTCTGCATCCTTCGGTGGGGATACTTCTGTTGCATAACCTCGCTCGTAATTCACGAACTTATTGAAGTTCTTCATGAATACTAGCTCTACCATTCCAACAGGACCATTCCGTTGTTTGGATATAATGATTTCGATAAGATTTTTCTTTTCGCTATCTGCGTTGTAATAATCATCGCGGTAAAGGAAAGCTACGATGTCCGCATCCTGCTCAATTGATCCAGATTCCCTGAGGTCGCTCATCATTGGGCGTTTATCCTGGCGACTCTCCACACCTCGACTGAGCTGTGATAGGGCAATAACCGGAACTTCTAGCTCACGTGCCATCCGCTTAAGCGTCCGAGATATTTCAGATACTTCCTGCTGCCGATTCTCTCCGCGCTTTCCACTTCCTGCGATCAACTGAAGGTAATCAATCACGATCATGCCTAGTCCCTCTTGTTTTTTAAGCCTGCGGCACTGATTCAAAATTTCTTGAGCCGTGATATACGAAGGGTCATAGATTACAATATTTGAGGAACCGAGAATTCCGATAGCATGGGAAGCCTTTTCCCAATCATCTGTTTTCAAGTTGGCCGTTCTCATTTTGCTTGCTTCGATGTTTCCTTCGGCGCTAATCATCCGTTTTACAAGCTGCTCTGCTGACATTTCCAGACTGAAAATAGCAACTGTTTCGTTTGTATTTTTCGCCACGTTCTGAGCAATGTTTAAAGCAAATGCTGTTTTACCTACGGATGGCCTAGCCGCGACGATAATTAAATCACTCTCCTGAAAGCCAGCTGTCATTGCATCAAGATCAGTAAATCCACTTGGGATACCTGTTATACCTCCGTTATCTGGATTCATGGAACGTTCCTCTAAATCCTCATATTCGTTCATTGCTAAATCTCGGACCCGTTTGAACTCTTGCTTTGGCGCTGCCTGATCCGAAAGATTACTTGCTGCAACTTGCATTTTGGAAATTACATTAGATGCTTCAAGGTTCTCTGAGGCATCTAGAATCTGTTTTATTCCTGATTGAATTACCTGCCTGCGTATATGTTTATCTCTAACAATGTTCACATAGTGCTGTACGTCCGCCGCAGAGGGTACTGCTTTAGCTAATATAGAGAGATACTGAACTCCGCCAATATTCTCCAGTTGCTTTTTTAGTTGTAGACGAGTGGATAGTGTCACTATGTCAATAGGTTCACTTGCACTAGCAAGTTCAATAGCTGCTTCGAAGATAATTTGATTTGTATGATTATAAAATGAGTCCGGTGACAGGACAGATGCCGTCTCCATCGCTTCTCCTGAGTTCTCAAGAAACAAAGCACCAAGAACTGCTATTTCTGCTTCTGCACTGTTCGGTATTTCAATGTCGTTCAGCTCTATAAAGCTTTGCATAGAGCGCCTCCTTCATGCCCTCGGGTGGGGGGCAAGCTTCCTTCTCCCACTGAGCCTGCTTGTCCAATTGAACTTGTGTTAACTCCTTCATGTGTTGCCTATCCAGTTGTTCATCGAATCGTCCCCTAATCTGTGGAAACTTTGGAGGGAAGATGTTTGTCAAGAAATGCTGCTTAACGTTTATCGTCGCAATTTCGTAAGGAATGTCCTTCAGCATCTTAAAACCCTTTTCCACAGCTTCAATGCTTGCATCAAAGTTCGCATACTCCTCCTTGATCTCTTTGTAGAGCTTAGCGACTTCCGATTTTTTCACGTTGTTCTTCCTCCTCAATAAATCGCTGGAGATCATCTATTTCCTTTTGCTGTTTATTTTTCCTAACTTGCTTGTCCTGCAATCTCGGGGCGACTCCATTCATTGAAGTGCTGATAGTTTGGGAGTTTAACCAAGCTTCTTCAATCGCATCAACGTAGTATAAAAAGCTAGTTGGCATTTTAAATCTCTCGAGTTCTCGATTGCGCTTTTCCTCAAGGAGGAGCTCCATAGTTCGGATGGTAAAGGGTACCGGCATCCCCCCGGAGACCATCTTACCCATGGCTTCGCGCTCTTTTGGTTTAACATGAAAATCGAACTTACCGTGCAACTTGCAATAAGCGTTTAAAATACTGATCATTCCATCCAACGCTGGTTCTTCAATAATTTCTTCGTCAAACTCAGTAATAGGAATAGTAGTAATAAGTTCTTTAAAGTCTTTATTACATGTGCCATTATTGTCGTATCTCTGCGCCATATTTGGCGTATCACTATCGGGAGATATGCCATTTTTGTCGTTAAGACCTGCCATATTTGGCGCTTCTCTAGGCTTGGATATGACATTTATGGCACTTCTCTTTGCTTCAAAATTTTTCTTGTTGTTCCGAACTTTAATGATTTCACCATATGGAATACGAAGCGTTGATATATACCCCTGACTTTTCAATAAAGCCATGTTCCGTTGTACAGTTCGCTCACTGCTCATAAGTTCTTTTGCTATGCGTTCATGCTTTACTGGAGCCCCTCCCAGAACGATTCCCCAGCGCTCTCCTGACTCGTCAACCTCTTCCTTGGTTACGGAATCAATACACCAAAGGAATTCCCATATAGCAGCACCTAAGCGCTCCTTGTGTTCGAATAATCCAGAAGATACAGGGAATAGATGATTACTTGCCATGCCTGTTATCGCCTCCCCACAGGACAAAGTGTTCTAACCCCGTTGAAATCGAATCTGCATTGCGTTAAACGCCAGCTTTGAATTGTTAGCATCAAGATGGTCCATATCAGACAAATTCACTTTATTTCGTTCATTGAACAAATGTAGGGCTAAGTTAAGCATGAACTTTTCTGAATTAGACCACGGCTTCGCAACCTGCTTTAGTTTAGGAATATTCACTGTGCCTGCTGGTATATCAATATAATCAGAATTCATATAACGAGAAAGCTTGTTATGATGTGAGAACAGATACAACATGCTGGACCAATAACGGTCAAGCGCGGATAAGGTACTCATCCCAAAATCCTCCCCTTGCTCTTCAAATGTTTAATTGATAAAATAGAAGGTAGAATATTTAATAATGTTTTGAACCGAAGCGTTCGGCCTGCCAGCCGAGCGTTTTTTTGTGCCTTCATATCGAATTTGTTCAAGCGGATCATCAATTTAAGGAATGTAATGTTCTTGTTTAATTCTTCAGGACTGCATATCAACGGGTTGCGTTTGATCAGTTTGAGATTATGTTTTGCATTCCTCGCAACAAAGCGTGCTAGTGCTTCTAAATCGACTCTTTCCAAATGGATCAACCTCCTACGAATTGCATTACATTTTGCATGATACTAATTCCATCCATGCCGCACAGAAAAGCTACAGCAACATCCTTGGCTCCCGTTGCTTCTACCCATAATAAGAAGGTAGACATGTCCGGCACTTTCTTGTCTTTTTCGATTTTACTAATGCAACTCTGTGTCCGGTGCAGGCGCTCAGCCATTTGTTCTTGGCTAAGTCCTGCTCGTTCTCGGCAAGCTTGCATGATTGCTCCAAATTTCATGATCATTTTTAATTTCACCCCCAAAATATGCCGCTGAGGAATGGGAAAGTCATGTCAAAAGCCGTATTATATAAGTAAGAGCTCCCCACTCCCTAAACCACCATTCCCTTACACTAACCCCTCATTTGCCGCCTACAGCTCGTACCGCTTTGGCGGCTTTCTTCTATTGTTTTTAATTGGTGTATGGAATCTTTTAATAAGTGCTTATGTTCCAATTTTGAAACCACTTCTGGATTTACAGCATAGTGAGGAAGTGACTTGTCGAGTGCAACTTCTACTTCTAAATCTCGAAGCATTACACGAGTTACCGTTGCCGATATACATGCTGTCCGTGATGTCTCGCTTTTCCAACGAAATCTCATTTAAGCAACACCTCGTTTCCCTTTCAATAAGTCCTTAGCATTTTCCCGAACCCAGTCCGTGTGTTCATCAATCCAAATCATTAGTAAATGAGTTGGCACTCTAGGATGACCAAATTCACGGGTAACTGGAAAATCTTCTCTACTCAACAATTCAGCGGCTTTAGTAGCCTTGATTCCAAGTAAATCTTGAAGTTGTGTCTTTGTCAGGAGAGGCGGCAGGTTAGATTTAACACTGTGCCGCTCTAAGGCTTGATCGACTGCCGCATTGATAGCTTCTTGTAATTTAAGAAAGTCCATTTGAACCGTCATCATCGGAACTCCGGTACTCATATTCAATTCCTCCATTCTTCTATTTTTTAAATACATAGATACTAGATTTACAGTTATGCAGTGTTGTTAATTCGCTTCAAAACTTCTGCTGGTATTTTTTCGCGATACGCTGCTGCTTTTAATTCAATTGGATCAATATTAAGGACATCTGCTAATGCATCATTGATCTTATCCCCAGCTGGAATCATCTTTCCATTTTGAAGTCTGCTAAGTTGACCTTTGTCAGTTTTCAATCCAAAAGAACGGAGCATTTCGCAAATTTTACTTAACGATAATCTCGATTCATCAATAGATTTTTTTAATAAAATACTATATTGAGTTTCTGTGGATTCTGGCATGCCTTCGTTATATGAATATTCATCTGCTTGAAGACGTCTTTCTATGATTTGGTCAATAACAGTATTAATAATTGAATGTAAATGACCAATGTCTACCTCAACTTTAAATATTAAATTTTCGGATTTTGCTTCCAATAAGTTTCACCTCTAATATCATTTTGTTAGAGAGATATATTCATTTTATAAATAGCCAGCAGCAGTCATTAATTCTTCGTAAGTAACTTTCAAACACTTTGATAATTTTTTTAATGTAGTAGGAAAAGGAATACGCTCCCCGTTTTCAATCCTTGCAATAGTTGCATTACTGACCCCAGAAGAAACTGAGAGTGACCTTTGACTTTCAAAGCCTGACGTTTCCCTTAGCCTTTTAAATTTCTTTCCGAAATCGCTATTCATCTGTTACACCTCCATTCAAATCGTTTCGTCGACTACACATTTATAATATCACACGTCGTGTACTACACGCAACATAAAATTTGTAGTGTACTACACATTTTTTTATGTTTCGTCCATGCAACAGTTTGGTAGAATAGTTTAATGAGGAGTTGATATTATGGAGTTGAAAGAATTCGGATTATATTTCGCTAAATTGCGTGAAAAAAGTGGTTATACTAGCCAACGCCAATTAGCACAAAAAAGTGGAATTAGTAATGGAACTATCGCAAGAATAGAATCAGGAACACAAAGAGCAACACCGGAAACTCTTGTGACACTGGCGAAACACCTAGAGGGAAACCCATATTTAGAGTTTCTTTCTAAACTTGGTTATGTGGATATAAAAGACTCCCTTAATCAAGAATATTTATTACGATTGGAAAAATATAAGGGGCTAATTATAGCACTACACATTGCTTATAGATTTCTTCAGGGCGAAGGAACTAATGAATTATTAATAGAAGTTTTAGATGATATGGTAAATGCTGCGAAGAAAGTTAACGTAGAAATAAACCTGAATGACTTTACAAGTAATTCTGAAGAAACAATACAGAAAATTATGAAAAGCATAAATTTTGAAGATATCGATGTAATTAACAGTAGCAATATACATTACACAGATAGGTTCCAGGAAATAAACAAGATAATTGATAGTAAATTTAGTGCTGAAAAGGAACTAGAACTTTTACAAGCCGAAAAGAAAAAACTTCAAGAAGAGTTAGAACTAGAGTTTCTAGATACCTTTAATAATAATTACTTTAATAGTGAGCTATCTCAAGAAGAAAACGAACTCGTAAATGAATTGATAAAGAAAGCAATGATTTCAAAACGTACCGGAAAGAACAATTTATTCTTGAATATGTATTTAAATAGTTTCGATAATGATGACAAATACAAGAAATCAAATGAAAAGAATTTGAATGTTATAGATCAAGCATTTCAAAATGACATTAAGAATGAAACTGCTCAAAAAATCCACTTTTTTGAAAGCCTTGAAAGTGATCTAGGGCTTGATCTTACCGATCCTGAAGTTCAGAAAAAACTCAAGCGAGCTGCAAAAATCATCTTCTCCGATGAAGACTAATTCTATTTCTTCCATGGAGTCGTTTATTTGTTTACTCGAAAGACCTAAATTCTCCAGTTCCAAGCAACAGCGTTTGAATTTCTCAGTATCAACCTTCATAGCTTCACCTTCCAATTCATCGATGTGAATTTTTAACAATCTTAACATACGAACACATGTTCGTAAATGTTAAGATGTAATTACCCCTAATAACTAAATAGCAAGGGAGCAGCGCG